TTAAAATGTAAAAATCTCGATATGGTCTTTATATACCTTTATTTCACGCACAACCGTTCTGATGATCTGCTGTTTGTCTTCAAACGTAAGTTCTTTGTCATCTTTTTCCAAATAGTAACGGGCAGCCTCTTCAAATATATGCCGGCTCATCTCTTGATTTTTGGTTATTTCCATCATTTCTTTAAGATCGTTCAATTGCTTTACCAGTGCATCTTCTCTTTCCTTTAATTCCTTGAGTGACTGTCTGATCTCGTCTTCCGATATATCAAGGCCGGATGCAAAAAGATTCAAAATACGCTTTCTCCCTGCCTTTGCCTTTTCAATTTCATTTTGCAGGCGCTCTATCTCGCTTTCCTCAATAGATGGCTTTGCACTTTCTGATTCGCTTGCTGCCGCAATTTCGGCGGGATTGTTTAGCCATTCTTTGATTGTTGACCACACTTCTTCTTCGATATCAGTAGTTTTAATTCGCATCCCGCATCCGCGATTTTTAGCACCAGACGTATTTTTATGGTCTGTATACTCCTGCTTATATACACCCCAATTTTTATATGTGCGTCCCGTCATCGTATTCCCACATACTCCGCATCTTATCAGCCCGCTTAATAAGTATTTATTTTTGCTATCTTTAGCCCATCGCCTTCTCGATTCTTTTAAGAGTTTCTGTGCATGATAGAAAGTTTGTTCATCAATAATGGGTGGACAAGGAATTTCTATCCACTCTTTGCGCGGGCGTTCAACCATTCTTATTTTTTCACCATCGGGCAAGTGCTTGTTTGCAAGTATACCTTCCGTATTCCATCTATTATGATAGAAATGACCAATATACATTTCATTCATTAATATCTGGCGAACGACCTGTCGGTGCCATACACCCGCATTTTTCTTTGTGGGTATTTTTTTGTCTGTTAGGTAATGGGCAATACCGTTCATTCCTTGCACGCGCCCATTCGGGTTCGTAAACAAATCAAAAATAAGCCGGACCACTTCCGCTTCATTTTCAACAATTTCTAATTGGCAAGTTTCTTTATTTAACCTGTACCCATATGCTTTTGGATCCTTCACAACTTTTCCCTGCAGGGCCTTCCGCTTTCGTCCGTTGCTCATCCGTTCAGTGATCTTCGCCTTTTCGAATTCGGCAATGGCGCCCCGCATTTGATAAAATAGCATACCTTCCGGCGTTTTCTTGTATTCGCCGTTCACAAAGACGAGTTCGGCCTTTTTCTCAATTTCTTCTGATACAATTAACTGATTCATGAGTTTACGGGACAGCCGATCTGGATCGTAACAGATAACCTTATGGATAATTCCTTCCTTTACATCGTTACGGAGTCTGTTCAAGGCAGGACGGTCTAAAAATTCACCGGAAATCCCGTCATCTACATATTCCATGACTTCATCAGAGTCAGTTTTTGCTCGACATTTCGCTACCTGATCCGCCAGGCTGAACCCATGTTTCGCCTGTTCTTCCGTTGATACGCGTGCATAAATCCCGATCATATGGCCTTTCCCTCCTGTATTTCTCAATAAGAAAAGCATAGCAGGATTTTCGAACCTTGTCAGCAGAATTTCCTTCGACAATTTTTACATGCATCTGTGCTCACCTCTGTAGAACATATGCATCCACGGATTGTCCACTTTACAAATAAAAAAAGGCCTTTCATTTTGAAGGCCTAAATCGCATCTCCAATTGACTTTAAAACGTTAAGTAGCATCGGCAACAGCTGAATTAAAACATACCCGAGTCCGGCGTTTTGAATGCCACTCCAAGCTCGATCTGACTTACCAAGCATGAAGAAAAAGCAGGATCCAACGATGATTACCGAACAAACCGGAAAAGCCAGTGCAACCATCAAATCAACAAGTGGATCAAGCGCATGGGCAAGCGTCTCAAGGGCCTTATCGCTCAGATAATTTGAAACAGAGCCGGCCGGCACAGCCTGAACTTCTGTTGTTGTAGCCGCAAATGCATGGTGCGTAGTAAACATTAGGGGCACCGTTGCAGTCGTCGCCGCCTTTAATAAGTTGCTTTTCTTCTTACTTTTGAAATCCCCACTCATAAAATCTGAAATGCTCATGCTTTGTGTTTTCATCCTGATTCCTCCTATTTTAATTCGTTCCACATATACACTTTCTTGCTTAGGCCTGTGCAAAGCGATTCGAGCTTCTTTTTTCGATAAGGTGTAGTCGTGACCCATATTAAAGTAAAATTTGAATTTGATTCGGCCAGCTGTTTATATCTCTTGATCTTTGAAACATTTTTCGACATGCTTTGCTTATAATCAATTTCGATGAAATAATAGAGCTTATTGTGTTGGAAAACGGCATCTGCAATGACAGTCTCCGTATTCACTGATATTTTCACTTCGTTTTTCCATGTCGCCGGCCGGCCGAGATGAATGTATAAATCGTTCCGCATGAGAAAATGATGAACTTGGGCCGTTTTCTTCCGAACTTTATTTGCCTGTACCCGGTCCCGGCCGCCTGCATTTAAATAGTAAATTTTTCGCTTATCCTCAAAGAAAAAATTCACATATTCAGCCATATCGCTAAGGATCCGCTGTGCGTTTCGATCCCCACCCAATCCGTGCATTTTTTGCAGCTGCTCCCGGGTGAGAAAATCACATTTCTTCAAACTTAAAAGAATTTCCTCGATCCGCTTTTCCTTCTCGATGTTCATCGGCCGGCGCCTCCTTTTTCGTCTTAATGATGATATGCGGCTTGATAAGCTCCTCAATCTGCTCATTCGTAATAAATGGAGTCTGCACAATCTGTGAGCCGTCCGGCGTTTTATATATGGCCCGGCCCGGCAACGGCAAATTCTCTGCCCCACTTTCGTCCAAAACAACCCGAGAAGCGATAGCGTCCCGCAATTTATAGGTGATCACCGTGTCGCAATTCTGCTTGATTTGCTTGTTCATGACATCGGCTGTCGGGTACTGGCTGCAATAAACCAAACGATAGCCAAGACCGGCCCCAATCCGCGCTATTTCCGAGAGCACCTCTTCGCATTTGCGGGCCTTTTCTTTTTCCTCTTTTCCGGTGATGATGTTCGGGCTGATTTGGGCCGCCTCATCTATTATGATAATGTGTCGAGTTTCAATTCCGGCCTCTTTAATATCTTCGGATCCATTATGATCAAACCATCCTTTCATTTCGTCCATTTCTTGTTTAACCCGTTCCAACGCTGATCTCGCCGTATCTAAATCTGTAGCCACTTCCAGCACTTGCTTGGCATTTTTAAACCTGGTAAAGGCTAAACCTCCCTTTAAATCGATGAGTGTCAGCTTAACATTGCCCGGTTGCTGATGGATTAATGATGTGATAAGCAGCTTCAAAAAGACCGTTTTCCCCTTTCGTGTGGCGCCGGCCAGAGTAATGTGGCCACGCTCCATGTCATGGTTAACAAACCCGTACCGTGTCATGCCAAGGGGGACTTCCCAATCTATACATCCGCCGAGCATAGATTCCGAGAACGGAAGATCAACGGGCAGGGCCCGGTCCAATACCTTAATATGAAGCATCCCATCGTATTCCATTTCCACGTCCTTCTGCATGTGCTTAGCGTTCCGAATGATCTCTTTGATTTGTTTCAACCAGTTTTGCCGGATGTTGATTTTGAGTACGTCTTCCAGGTTGATGAGCATCTTTTTATTGTTTAAGCCGTCTCTGAAGTGATGAATTTTACCTTCAAAATCTTTAAAAGACAACCCCAAAGGGATCCGGTAAACGTATTCCGTTCCCCAGTCATGGCGTTTTTTCCTATACAGTTGAATGCTTTCCCTTTTCATCGTCAAACCACAATTATCAGCAATCATTTGGATTTTATCAACGTCACTCGTGCTGCCAGTTTTTTTCAAATACGCAACGCCGGCCGCGCCACCAATTAATAAAGATGAACCAATTTCAAAAAGCATTGGCACCCCTCCCCTAGAATTACGATAGTAATAGTTTCGCGGAATACGAAATTGAAAAGATGGTTGAAACCGTTGGTTCGACTGGTTTTTGATTGTCGCAAAAGGATTCGCTTGGCGACCACCATTACGAACCAGTTTAGCGAATAGTATTGCGAATATGTTTGCGAACCTGTTTAAATGATATTTAGAACGGCTTGGACAATATATCTTGTCCTTTTGATTTATTTCAAAGGATTTTTATTTTTTATGTGGAATAGCTTTATTGAGGTGAAAACGGGTGAAATATAGGTGCAGGCTAAAAGCAATTCTTGCCGAAAGAAAAACCAATCTTGGCATATTTGCTGACCGCGTTAAAATAAGCAAGGCAGCATTGAGTTTAATAGTAAACGATAAATCTTTGCCATCCTTCCCGGTCCTATATCGGATCTGCGATGAATTGGACATGGACTTCCGGGAAATTTGGATAAAACAGGGTTAGAACTAAGAACCTATTTTCGTATATGATATTATACGAGTTGATAAAAATGTTTGGAAAACCCAATAGCAAAGTATCAGACGGTAGCAATCTCCGCTGGGAAGGCAGTCGAATGATGATCCCGGAGTATGTAAAAGCATCCAGCAGCGTGAATTTGAGAAAACAAATGCTGAAAAGTCTGTCTTAGAAGAACAAGAGTGGGAACTAATAATTATGGTAATATATATCTTGGAAAATTTAAAAAAAGAAAAAGAGGGATAATATGTTACATGTTACTTGTACGAGTAGTTCATCAAGCTCATTACCCGCATACATATCAGCATTTGCAACTGTAATATCCGTAATAATTGCTGCTTGGAGCTTTTGGCAATTAGAAAAAAAGAATAAGCAAGATCGACAAATACAAATATTAGAAAAAGAAAAGGAACAAAAGCTATTGAAAGAAAAAGATGCCAGAAAAATCTCAGCATGGTTGATTGGACGTAACAAAAGCGGTCAGGAACAAATTATTATACAAAACAAATCAGATACTCCAATTTATAATGTTCTTGTTGTTGCAGTGGCTGTAACTGGAGCAGCCACTGGCGATGGGGAAGAAGCGATGAAATTCAATAACAGCGAAGACAAGAGTTTTAAAAATTACCATGATCTAAAAAATGATGAATGGAAATACATACCTACATATCCTTTTCTAGTTTTCCAACAAGTCCCACCAGGAAAATTTATAAAGGAGCTAGGCCTTTTAGATCGTGCAATGCATGTATCCTATGGTTTAGAGATTGCATTTTCAGATTCACAAGAAAATTATTGGAAAATTGATAGAAATGGTAAACTATCGGAAATCAAAGCAAATTATCTATATGAAAAGTATATGGTGGAAAATCCAACACTTTGGGACCATATAGATTATCTAAATGATAGTGTAAAGAATATCTAATATATAGAAAGCTCCTCTTAAACGCCTAGGGGCTTCTTTATTTTCAGGTACAAACTCCATTAAAGAGTGATTTATTTTCGTTTTCGACTTAAGCTGAGAAAAAATTTAAGCCCACGCAAACGCGAGGGCTTTATCTTTGCAGCAGACTCTAGGATGTAAAAGTATTTTACCCGGACTGAGATCATTTTACACGCAATTTTTGGCCAGGATAAATGACATATTTGCTATTCAACTTATTCCACGACTTAATTTTTGTAATTGTGGACCCATATTTTGCGGCCAGTTCCGAAACAGTATCCCCACTTTTTACGGTTACATATTTCGTGTTTTCGACAGCCGCAGATCCGGAAATCTTAATCTTTTGTCCAACGTAAATCCTGTTTGCATTTTTAATACCGTTTAATTTTTGCAGGGTTGCGACGCTTGTGCCGTATTTAGCCGCGATCCCGCTTAACGTGTCTCCGCTTTTAACCTTGTAAGTTACCGCCTTTTCCGCAATTCTACCGGTTGTTTCCGCCTTGCTGTTTGTGGTCAGTTTGCTATTGTTTATGTTGGTCTTAGCAGGTTTGACACCTGATTTTAACTTGGATAGTAGTGCTAAGTTTTGTGCTGCTGATCCAGTGTAATCTGTAATGCCATATTTAGCAGCAAGTGCTTTACGACCAGCAAATGTATAATTCATTCCTTTTGCTTTCATGTAGTCCACAAGTGAAACTGAACCGATCTTCTTAACTACTCCTGTCCCTGTGGCATTATCAACCTTCGATGTGTATTTGCCCGCAAAATCTTGAGATACATCAAAATAGCCAGAAATACCGATAAACTTGTATGTGCTGGACCATTGCCAAGCCCCTTTTTGCCCATTGTGCCAGACTGGTGTCGGCTGGCCTGTTTCCGGATAAAGTGGGTACCTGGCAAGCCAAGGTTTATCTACTGCTAATTGACCTGGTTTTAAGTACGTATTATAAAATGAGTTACCGGTATACAAATCTACCTTTGAATAGCCTAAAGATTTCATCGTACTGATAAACGTATTTGTATATTCTGTGAGATTGCTAGCACCCACACTTTCAAGCGAGCCATCCTCTACATCCACAACAACCTGGCCATCCCTTTTTTTGTCAAAACCGACGAGCTTTAGCTTTTTGTCAAACCATTTTGCCTCGGCCTTTGCCTGTACTGTACTTTTAAATCGGGCGTAATGATAAGCATGAACTGCCATGCCAGCCTGTTTTGCATTGGCAATATTCACGCTTGCAGCCGGATCAACATAGCTTTGCCCGTCCGAAACCTTTACGACCACCGCATTAATGCCGCCTGCTTTCATTGTTTGATAAAAACTTAAAGGCAGCCCCTGTTCTGCGTTATGATGGCTAACGTCTATAAAATCGACGTCGGGCGTTGCCGCGAACGCCGAAAGCCCGAAAGAAAACGCCAGGGCTACCGTAGCCACTGGCGCAAAGATACGTTTCATTGTTCGTTTAATCATTCTTTGTTGTCGCTCCCCTCCGTTTTAGTGCTGTCCTTGCCTGTGGCAGCTTTGTCGACGCTTGATTCCGCTAAAATGTACACGGCAACGGATCCAAACGCTGTAATAATGGAAGTTACTTGTGCGACGCTGCCCTCGCTAACATTAAAAGCTACGAGCAGCGAGCTTACAAAGCCGGCCAACAACGCCCAGAACTTACGGCTTGCTAACTTCGCTTTCCAGTCGATTTTCAATTCGTTTCACCTCCTTCAAAGAGTTACGTAGTTTAGTAGACTAAAAACGACACCAATGACGCCAAACACAACGCTTATAATAAGCGCTATATTCGACCGCCGCTTGCCGTCGTTTTTGTCCATTTCCGCTTTGATGTCGGCTATTTCCTTTTCTGCGCTTTGAAACCGCAATTCCGCTTCGGTTCGCGGTATAAAATTCGCCGCATAGGCGTCTAGTTTCGTTTCTATGCGCCCCATGCCCTCCGCCATGCCTTCGATTTGCGTTTCAAGGCGGGCGATGCGCTCGTACTCCTTCTGTTCCACATTTATTCACCGCCATTCGCGCCGTTTTTGTGAACGCAAAAAGGCGACCGGAAACGGGTCGCCATTCGTGCCGTGTTAAATTTTCGTGTTACCGCGCAGTATGATCCAACTATGACGTTAAGTAAATGGTATTCTGATCGGAAACTCATAACCATTTTCAGTTTCTGATGCCTCTAACACGTAAAAATTTCCCATAGTTGAGTCACCATTATAATTTTGAACGTCAAACATAGGCATTATATATTTCGTTTTACCTCTAAACGGTACGGGCGTGACCATTGGATGAGCATTTGGAATAGGAGTTATTGGTTCTACATTTAAATTTGTCACGTAAGTCATATTCAAGTCATACACCCTATAATCTCCTGTGTTTTGTCCTGCCATCAAATACCATTTATCACCTATTTTTTGTAATTTGGAACCTTCACATCCAGTGTAATCACCAACTACCACTGACCGATCTCCACCTACATAAACTAAATTATTTAAGTCCCCTTTGACCAAGGAAGGGAAAAATCCCCATGGAACAAATCTTGCGGTAGTTTCAATAAAGCCGATTACCCATTCGCCATTTATTTTTAAGGCGTGAGGGTCGTATGCGCTGTTCTTTGTCTGCATATTTAATATTTGAACATCTTCTATGACATTAAATCCATGGAATACATTCTCTAATGTTTTACCGTACCCAATATTAACCCATCCAGTATCCCAGTGGTCTCCCCACGTCGATATGAATACATGAAAAGAACCGTCGTCTTTATCTACAACTATATTACCTGCGTGATCTGGCATAAGAACATTATTTCTTTTAAAGTAAATTTTCCCTATTAACTCAAGTTTATAGCTTGTTAAGTCTAAAGTAAAAACCCCAAAGGACGCTGCCGCAATCGCTCTTCTACCACCACCTCCTGGTAATCCGGCGCACGTCATTGTTAAATACAATTTATTATCCTTGATATAAGGCACACCATCAGACCACGCAACAACATTTGGATCTCTTACACCGACTAGTCCGTAATATCCTCCTTTGAACTCGTCAATTGAAATTACAGTGCCCGCATCGCCTGCCACACCAAAACCGTATTTATACTCAGATAACGTTAATTCATCCCGAAAATCCACTATTCCAAGCAAGTCCCAAGAACTCAATTTGCTCCAACCATTACCATCATTTGAAAGTAGAGTTACTTGGTTTTCTAATAATACAAACATAATACGAACACCTGGTTGCAAATGGATATCTGATACAATGCCAGAAGCGTGTAAGGTGCCAGAAACTTTCGCATCAAAACCGACCTTATTCAATCTGTTGTTATACCAAGCATGAACGTAATTAGATTCGTCTTTATATAAACCGATATAAACAGTATCTTGATCTTTAGTTCCTCCACCAAAGTTTTTAATTGTCAGTTCAGACGATACATTAGGAACCGCGGGCGCTACATTGTATTTAACTATACAAGAATAATCACTACTATTAGTGAATTGAATTAAACCGTTTCCTACGCCTGGAGTGGCTAGTTGATGGATTGTCGCAAAAGTAGTAAATTGATTAAAGTTTGTAATAAATTGGTCAGTTAAAACAATGAACTTATCTGGCATAAGATCAAAATATCTAAATTTATGTTTTATCTTAAAGTTTAAATCTTTTGGCAGTAAATAGCCCCCTAGAGGCACTTTTTTATCTTTTGCACGATTAATAACCTTCGTATTTTCCGCCAACTGCGCGGTAACGTCCTCCAACTGCGTGGTAACGTCCGCATGTTCCGCGTCCAATCTTTGCTTTAACGTTGTGTAATTTGTCCCGTCCGCACCAACTCTTGCTTGTGCTGCTTCCGGGCTACTGTCACCATCCGCGACAAGGTTGTCTACCTGGGCTTGGATATTATCTGCCCGATCTTTATGCTCTTGCATGTCAGCGCCAATATCGCCAATAATCTTATTTAGTAAATTGCGAAACGCTCTTGCTGTCGTGACTCCAATTTGTTCATATGGCCACCGCATTATGCCTCATCCCCACTTTCCACATATGGTGTAGTTGACAAAGTTCCATCATCAGCAACAGTAAGCACAAATTTATTACCGTTTGGAGATACTATAATTTTGTCTTGCTTTTGGTCTAGTGCTGCTTGCATAGCTGTGCTTATTGGTTTGTCCATATCTGCCGTATTATCGACATAATTCAAACCAACATCCGATTTATTTACCATCACATCACCGGTTTTCCCGTTTACGCTTGTAACCGGATAATTGATCTGCTCTGACACAGCGTCAGACAGCCCATTTACTGCCTGTGCGTGCGTACGTGGGTAAAATGTATTTCCATCAGAATCCTGCAGGGATCTAATATTAGTCATTGACTTCACCTTCCACGGCTCCGATTCTTACAGCAGTTGCATTCACAGCCCCTGCCATTGTAAGCGCCTCAGATGCCTTTTTCTCTACGCCGGCAAATGATGACGCCGTTTTTGTCAGCTTGGCCAGCACATCTTCTGCCTTTTTCTGACGTGTACCAAATGTATAGGCCGGCGACTTATTCGGAGTGTTGTAATCATCCACTTCGGTAACTCTCAATTCCAAGTCAATTCCAAATGGCTCAACCGTTACAAAGCAGTAGTCACCCTTACGGACATCCTGCACCCCGAGATTTTTCAACTGCAGCGCAGTCAGCGTGATCGTAATCGGTATGGAGTCAGTAAGTTGAGATTTAATATAAGCAAGCAAGCTATCATATTGTGTAAACCGATCATCTCTTACCGGTGTTGCATGGCGGATCCCATATGTCGCCGCAAGTGGGCTTGTATACTCTGCCGTGGTAACATAGCTGCCATCATCATTTTGTTTGCCAAAACCGCGAATGTACGTACAAAGATTTGTTGTATCAATTTGCATCTGCGGATCCTGGGCGTTCATGAGATAGCGAAACTGATTGTCGGTATGTCGAGACAGTTCTTTCGCAATTATAAATACCTTGCCATTTATCTCGTATTCGCAAGCAAATTTTTCTATTGCATCCTGAAAAAGCGCAGAAGAATTGTTATCCCCAAAGTTTTCGACTTCTACCGATTTATCAAGTCCGGTAGAATCAATTTCAACCGAATAGCCTGTCCCCTTTAACGCAAAATCACAAAGCTGTTTCAGCGAATAGGTTCCAGTCAGTGTGTCATAAATGTAGTTGGCTATCAGGTCCTCATAAAACCGGTGCTCGGCTGTAAACGTCTTGACTGTCCGCCGGCCTTTTGTTGACTGTGTGAGATTCTTAATCACATACTCATCATCACCGTAGATCACATAATTCTCGTTCATCAGCAGCGCAAATGCATCTTGGTTTCTTTCCGTCTGCCGTGCCGTTACATCCAGCGTTTTTTCACCGTTCACAGTGTTTTTCCGCGTGATATCGGCATCCGTGATCATTTCTTCCTGCCCAGTGGTTAGAGACCGGACGAAAGCATCCATGTTTTCACCACCTCACAAATAAAGCCAGCGAAATCCAAAAGTAATGGTAAAGGATCCGCTAGTTCCACTTATTTGTATGCTATTCCAGCCAGGCAAGAGTCTTAGCAGCTGCCGGTTGGAATTTCTTAGCGATGATACACCGTTAAGCAGTACACGCGGCCCATTTAATGTAAGAATATCGCTGGCCGCTGTGTTTTTGTTGTATTTGAACATCTCTCCGCTTGTTATATTTTTAATTTGCAGGCCACTCGAGGCACCTTTAAATTTGATTATCAGCTCATATTGACGCGGATCCACAATAGCATCCCCGCCGTTGTAAATACGAAAGCTGCTTTGCGACCATTTATAGATAAGATCTTCGTCCATTACTAGACCGCCGCCTACCGCCTGCCATGCATCCGAGTCCATGTCAACCGGGTCCGTGTCTGTCCTGCCAACACTCTCTGCATATGCAGAGTCGCTTATAAGATCTACTGAAAAGGTGCCGTTCTTTGCCTTTTGTTCAATGGAATATTTGCTGTCATATTTGAAATGCCAGCGTTTCCCGGGCTCTGCATCACTTATCAGATAGAAATATTCCCGGCTGTCAAAAATCCGAAAAACTTCATCCCGAAACAACGCAAAATCCGGGATATCGACTGACATTAACTGCATCTCGGCATGTGCTGTGCGTCCGTCGTATGTTGTCCCCATGTCTATAAAACCGTCGCGGCCTTCGATTGTCTCCCTACTATGCACCGGGGAAGGAGAGTCGACGATGAAACTTTTGACCAGGATGCCGCATTCACGCATGTCATAGACGGCTCCACCCGGTCTAATAATCTTGAAATTACTGCTCAGATATTCTGGTATTCTCATGGTCTCTTCCCTTTCCGATACAACGATGCTGCTACATTTGTTGCTAGTTTCTTAGAAAAATCATCCACATCAGTATCATAATAAAAGTGCTGGTCACCAGTAATGTTAATGATAATATCCTGACTTAAACTTTTAAGCTGACCGGATGCCGCGCTAAGCAATCCTGATATATTTGGGAGGTTAACCTGTGGCAATGTCCCTATTCCAGTAGCATAGCGCGGGATATTATTCATTAATGCTTTAATGCTGGGCCATACTTTAGCACCCTTTGGAAAGTTTTTGAATACTGTTGAGACTGCTGGGCTAATCCCGAGTAATCCGTTTGGCAGCAGGAAAGGTTCTTCTTCCCCACCATCGCCAAGCACTGCGTCACCACCAGGGTGCCATTTGGTCCCCTTTGCATAGCCGTGCCCTTTACCGATGACACTCAACATACCTTTAACGCCATAACGGTGTTTCGCGTAATTGATGCCAGCAAGCAGGTTGTCAAGCCCACGCATGATGTTGCCAAACCCTTTAAACTTAAAAGCCCGGAACGTCGGCGGAATTACCTGGACGAGGCCACGGGCAAGGTTGCCAGTTAGCGTGTTAATGTCAGTGTACCCGTGCTGCACAGCCTTAGCATTACCACCTGATTCGGTTTGGATCTGCCGCAACCATGCGTTTACATATTCCGCTGTCGTCGGCAATCCATTCATTGATAATGCCTTTTTAACGGTTGCTGTCCAGCGTTTTACACCTTTACCCGGCGGATCACCAGCGACTGCCATCTTATTTTTAATAAAGTTGGCAGCCTTATTTTTTACGAGCGAAAATCCACCTTTCATTATGGATCCGAAAGCACCAGGAATATCCGGCAATTTTACGCCCGCTTTATCCAAAAGCTTATTTAACAACTTACCTGGGTGCGATGCATAGTCCCAAATATCCAGGGCTGTGTCTTTTATCCAAGAAAATGCGCTCCCGACAATTCCTTTTTTGTAGAACGGAAGCTTTCCAGACAATACTTTTTCAGTTGTATTGCCATCCAATACTTCCGAACCTTTCGGGAGATTTACCATCGTGTCTGTATTAGGAGACAGCATCAGCTTCCCATCTGGTGTACGGATAAGTTCCCTCTTTCCACCGTCTCCTACGATTGCTGGTCCGCCTGGATGACCGCCGGTGCCTTTTGCATATGCAGGTGGTGTCCATTTTTTCAGTCTCTTTTTGACACCGACTTTGTCCAAAACCCAATTGATACCACTAATGACGCCATTAACGCCAAAAGCCAAGCCGTCAATCATTTTATTTCGCAAATGATTGATTCCGCTTAGTGCTTTTCCGGCCATCGACTTTATTCCGGATCCAATTTTCCCCGGCAAAGCCTTGGCACCACTAACCATGCTAGAAAAGGCTTTTGAGACTAGGTTTTTGGCTCCACTCATGATCGAGCCTATACCATTTTTCATTCTTGTGAAGCCGTTCTTTGTAAAACTTACGACCCAGTTTATTGTCTTACTTATTATATTAGTAATATTCGTCCTGAAATTGGAAAAGAATCCCTTAACCGCATTTAATCCACCGGAAAAGATAGCCTTGAAACCGTTTATAAATCCTTTGGCGGTCTTGATTATCCGGCCCAAAAACATTAGATTGATTAAGTTCCAGATAAACTGTGCTGCGCCTTTGACAAGCTGCTTGACGCCTTCCCACATTTTCGACCAGTTTCCGGTAAAGAGACCTGCAAAAATCTTTATTAAGCCAAGAATGATGTTTAATGCACCTTGAATAACACCCTTCACATTTCCCCAGACTTGCCGCACGATTACCGCGATTATCGGCATGAAAAACTTGATAATGCCCACAATAACGGTCATTACATTTCGGACGGCCTGCATGATCATAGCACCGTTTTGCTGCCAAAACGTTTGTATTTGGCTAATTATGGACTTGATAAAGCCAAATACCGCCATTAGAGCCGGCTGAATGTACGGCATCAAAAAGCTAATCAGTCCAATAATAAAAGACTTTACTGCCTGGAATCTTGCGATTGTAAAAGCAATAAATCCAGAAATTGCAGATTTTATGACATTTACCGCACTTACGACCAAAGCTATCTGATCCGGCGTTAATCCGAGCCGTGATAAAATTGATACTCCCTTTCCAGTGTCGCCGGTAAAAATAGCAAAAACACCGGAAACAAATTTTTTAAATGTCCCTAGTACTTGCCTGGCCTGGTCAACGCCCTGCTTGACATATCCAAAAAAGGAAAATATTTTCTGACCGGCGGTTTCACCGAAAACTTTGTTAAGAGAATCAGCAAAGGCTTTTGTATCACCACTCATTAAACCGGTTAACCCGTCAAATAGTGGCATGATCTTTCGCAATCCGTTCTCCAACTTTTGAAAGATCGGTTGAGACAGCTGCTGCATGGCTGTGGACATAAAGCCACGGATGTTGGACAACATCCCTTTCCATGTCTGCGACTGCATCTTCATGCCACCACTGTACCGCTCTTTCATTAATCCGAATAATGCCTGGTTAAATTTCTTCTGATCGGTAATTTGTCCCTTGTTGTTCACAACCATCCCAAGACGCATTTTCTGGGCCTGTTTTACGATCATATCCTTCGTAATCCCAAACTCTTTTAATCTCTCAAGCTCACCTGTTTGAGCATCGGCGATTGCTTCTACCCCTTGGTCAAGGCTTTTACCCATAACGGAAGACATATCCCCAATTTGAGGAAGAATCTTCCTCGCATTGAGTCCATAACTTTGAAGTTTGGCGGTAGCATCCACAATTTCATCTGTTTCGAACGGAGTTTTATTGGCGAAATCTTTGGCCCATGCTAACGTTTGAGCAGCCTTTTTATGGCTTTTCATGACGACAGTAAGGGTGTTTAGGTATGTTTCCATGTCAGCATTGGCACCAATTGTGGATTCACTGGCGCCCTTAATTGCTGAAGAAATACCTTCAAAAATACCGATTCCCGCTGCCACACCACTGGCAATTTTGGTAGTGCTTTTTAAAAAGCTGAAAAAGCTTTTTATCTTGCCTCTCGCCTTGCCGTCATCCACGCTGATCTCAACATTAGCCGAGCCGACATTATTTGCCATAGTTCCACCTCCCGTCTAAAACAAAATAAAAAAGCCTAACTCGCAGGCTTTGGTTTCCACCACTGTGTAGTGACCCATTCATCGGTGGATTTTATATTTTCGTTCGTCTCCTCTTCATATGCCGGCAACAAAATCTTTTGGACATTTTTCCCGCCAAATAGGTTAGTTACCGCGGCCAGAACGCCCCGCATGGTTTCCTCACTCATGATCTGCCGTTGTTCATACTTTTCTCTGCTGGCCTGCTGGTACTTTCTTTTCAGCCACGGTAGCGTTTTGTCAAGCACGTATTCTTCCGTGTATTGGAAGTGTGAAGAGACAACTTCTAGCATTTCAACCACGTTTTGAAAAAAGATTTCTATATCGTCAAAGAATGAATTTTCCTGTCCGGAATTTACGCTGCTGGCTTGAACATCTGCGTCAGCTTCCGGACTGCCGTAAAAGCCTTTTTAAAGTCTACTAATTCCAGATATTTTGTAACAATTAAGATCGTATCGATCGGACTCATCTCCAGTGCTTCCTCCGCAGGAACGTCAAATAGGATTGTGAGCAGCTTCATGATCTGTTCGTCTTCCAATCCATCAAGTGCCTGCACAACAAGTGCTGCCTCGGACATATTATCCAGATTTTCGCCAATAGCCGAATAAATTTCCATTCCGTCCGTTACTAAAAACCGGGCGGCCTTCAACAGTCTTTTATTTGTCAGTTTCGGAATATTAAAAGAGGATCCGTCACTTAATTCGACAGTCCCAATAATTTTTGGTTCAAGATCAAGTGATTCTACTGTTTTCTTTGCCATTTAATTTGCCCCCTTAAATTACCTGTTCAAATTCAATCATGACATTTTGATCTTCCGGCAGATCGTCTACTGTGTGGGCATTCATCTGCAACGGCAGTAGTCGCTGGCCTTTTTCGAAAGTAGTTTCCGAATCGTCACCACTTACTTTGCAGTTGTAGAAGACAATTCCATAAAGCGTGCCGTCCTTTTTCAAAGAAAGCAAGGCAACCATAAATGCTGGAACCTCAGAAGGTGCACCGTAACTCATTTTTTTATAGCCCAATTCTGTTACTGGTGATACTTCTGCATCAGCTTCGTGTGCTGCTGTCAGAGGATCTTTTAAAGTGATCTTTGTATTTGCAGCATCTACTGCAGCAATCTTTTTCACTTCGTCACCAAGTTTTAAGTATCCATTAGCTGTAAATCCGGTAACTGCAGCAACGGTCAGCACTGTAGCTCCAGCAGCAACAGGATTTGATAGCGTAGTAGGTTCACCCAACACAGGCGGAACATCTGTGATTTGGCTGCCGATCCACGTCAACTGCCGATTATCAATCGTCGGCTCTGCGAGTTTAGTAGAGAGAGAACTTGTAAACCCCGTAATGACTTGGTCAACCGGTTCGGTGGATTGGTCAACCTCGATGTCGTCAGCTTTAAATCCGCGAGAAACAGCAATACCATCGTTGGTCGCTCCAAGATCCTTCCATCCGTCTTTTGCTTCATATGTCGTTAAGTCGATGATATCAGACAACTTTTCTGGCCGTGCCATTCCAAACGGGGCCACAAGTAGCCGGCCAGGTCCACCATAAATGGACGCCTGTTTGCTATTAATCTTTTGAAAATTTGCCATGCCATTTCCTCCTATGCTTCTAAATTGTAAAGAGCCATATAACACCATGACTCCGGCTTATTCGTGTCATCGTCCGTATCCGTGATTGGAGAGCTTTCATGTTGGCACCAAGTAACGGCTAGCCCATGAATATTGCCGGCATATCGCTCTAATGTATTCATTGCCCTAATAAGTACCTGCGTAGCCTGTACAGGGCTATCAGCACGGGCTAATAACTGCAATCTGGTATAGTCGCTACCCCCCGCATTTCTAACGAGCAGAACGGGTAGCTTAGCTGTTGCGGGAATGGAATTACCGTACGTTGTAACATCCGGCATGTATACCCCGAAAAACTTTAGGACAGGAGGGACTGGATCCACATAATCAATCATTCAAATCCCTCCTATCCGAACAGAGTATCTTTAATTTGCGTTTTTGCGACTTTCTGCATACGATTACTCGACACATCAAGCCCACGGGCCATAAGGTTAAATTTCTTTTCCAAATATCCTGCATATGCGACATTTGAACCTGTTTCAAGAATTGTTTTCCCATTTTTATCAACAATTTTATGAATAACATCGCCATCAGAAGCAGGAGAACCAGTGTTATATCCAATTGAATTGACATAAAGACCGGTTTGTATATGGCCTTCGTTTCTAGTTAATTCTTTCGTTTCGTCTGCCCACACCTTTCCCATTGCTTCAACGGCGCGGTTTTTCGCTTCCGTCAACTTGTGTGGCATTGTCTTCTGAAAATATTTTGCTGTTTTCTTGTCTATCTTCAAATTAAAATTCATGTCCCCCAAGCTACTCACTTCCTTTCAAAGTTGCTTCGTAGTGATGGAGCCTGACGCGACCATAGACCGGCTGTGCACTCTCGAGCGTATATTCACCGGCCAGAACCATATTGCCCTGCTTGTCTTTAATGTCACGCACTCTCATATCATTGTTCAGTGCCTGCGTGAAGCCGGTAAATAAGACATTTTGAGTGATATAGTTTTCACCGTTATCATCCCGGGAAACAAACTTTTTCACCTGGTCAACTCGGCAGGGGACGTTTTCAACCAGGACATCCTCATAGATATCTTGATTGTAGTCATCCTTGCCAACAAAGATATGCTTTACCAGCGTGCACCGATGGATCAATAAGCTTTCAAATCTCATTGATAATCACCCGGCCCTGATACATTGAAAAAGCCGAAACCGGTAAGCGTTGGCTTTAGCCCATCTAAAATCATGTCCAATTCGGTAATACCAGTTTTTCCCCCAGGTGCTGCCTTTTCCATTGCAGTGTAGGAATAGGATCCAATTCTCTCACTTTGCAGATTCGCCATGCCTGCTTCTTTCACATCCACGTTATCCTGGTACCACAACAAATCTACTAGATGGATGGATGCTGTCTTTAAATCTTCCAAGATGCCGGGATCTGCCGTTTCAGAGTAATCTACTTTCGTAGAGTAATATATCCACCGCGCCGCCCTGAAAAGATAGGAGTCGATGTCTGCATCCGGCAAAGCTTTCACCTCTGCAAAAGCAGACCGTTTTTTCACGTCATCTACCGTGGCGTACATGTCATTTCGCCTCGACAATAAAGCCGGCTTTGATGCGCCTTAAAAGTTGATGTGACGGCTGTTCTGGCAGCTCTTTTTCCTGTTTCCCAGACAAAGTAAAAGACCCTTCCGCATACTGTGTGGATGGGTCTTTCAATTTATATTTTTTAGCTTTTTGTTTTGCTTCTGCCATTTAGACCACTCCTTATCGTGCTTGATCCAGTGTCAAGATTAGGCGGGCATTCTTTTGAAATGGAACATATTCGTCCGTTACAGTTGCATAGCTGCCTTCTACCTGTGTTTTCACATTGTGGTCAGTTTCAACGCTCAGTGGCTTGTATTGGTAGTTTACAAGCGCATAGTCGGTATCAACCAGCATAATTCGGTTATCCGGCATTTGATCTGATACGAACGGGGCCGCATTAATGAAGTCCGGCATATCGCCGTTGCGGACCTCTTGTAAGAAGATTAAGTTTCCGGAATCCTCTTTTTGGCTTGCCCACATTTCAGCAGTTTTAAGATTCATAACAGCGACTTTCGGTGTAAACCCGAATTTGTCCTGCATGTATTGGGCTGCATACCAGGCATCCGTCAATTTTAATTCGTTTGCCGTTTTCACGCCGAGTGTTGGGGCCGCATCCGCACCGTCATCAAAGTAGCCATTCAGCAGCCGTTCGACAGCCCTGTATTCATCTGTTCGGCCTAAACGTTGGCCGCGCAGTTGTACATGTAAAGCAAGCATATCAATATTCATGCTGCGCGCTTCGTCCGTGATTTCTACCCCAGCGCCGCGTTTAAATACGCGAATAATGCGACTCCCATCGATCTTGATCACCGCGGTCGGGATTGGGGCGGCCTGTCCAACATACGAAAAGTCCAGCTCATCCTTGTCCGGATCATCGATGTAATACCATTGGTAGGTTTGCTGGTCAATTGGAACTGTTTTAGCAACCAACTGTGCAGCACGTCCTTGCTTGGCATAGCCAATGCGGATCCCGTCTTCAACGATGGTGTTAAACAATGGCTTCGTGTTGTCATTTTCATACAAAGCACGAACCTGCTCCATGCCAATGTTTTCAAAACCAAACGCACGGGCAACATCCTTCACCGTTACCGCATTTTGATCAAGGTATGACCGATACAAAAAAGAGCTGTTCCCCTTCACTAAAGAATCAGCCGAATTAGCCAAACGTTTGTCTTTTACTGCAATATTTTTTAATTCGGAGCGCAATGCCGAGCCTGTTTTCAGCTCGACGATTTCGCCACGCTTGTTTTTAATCTTTTTCATTCTGCATTCCTCCCCTTATTCGAATACTTCTACAGTGCCGTCAGAATTTACTTGAGCAACAAATGTACCATTTGCGGCATCTGCTTTTTTAACCCCGCCATTACCATCTGCCACGACCGAATCACCAATGGCAAGTGTACCAGAATACGGAAGTTTGTAATTGCGTTTGTATCCAAGCAAATATACGCCAAGTGGCTGTTCTGGGCTTTGTACATCATGCTTTGCGACCATTTGAATAGCATCACCATCCGCACATTTCACGGCCGTGTATGGTGTGCTGGTGTCAAATTTTAATAACGCTCCTACCTTGATGGGCTTATCAGTCGTCGCTTCCTTTGCAAATACTGTAATAGAGCATCCATAATCATCCGGCAACACGCCACCTGTCTTAATGTATGGCATTATTCATCATCTCCTTTAAATTTTTCAGATACAATTACATCCTCGGCATCGCCGCTATTAGCGCCACGCGTTCCTGGGTCATCCGGGTTGGTTTGGCGACCAGGAGTAAACCGGTCTTTTGTCATTTCCTGATAGGAATTGATTTCGTCTTTGATAAAGCCAATATCTCCGGACCGTGCCAGCATTTGTTTGTAGGCATCTGCATTAAACTTGTCACCCTGGGCCCGTACCCGGCTTTGCACCGCCTGGTCAATCAAATCGGCAACATATGCCCGCCCTTGCTCTGCTTCTTTTTTTAACGCACGCACGCCTTCTACGGTGGCTTGCTCACCGAGCTCATTCCGAATGGCAATGTCATCCGGTTGCCGGAAAGTTTCCCCTTCTGCTGCCAATACATCATAAACGGCACGCTTTTCAATTTTGTTTTCGCGAATAGCTGTTCTAACTTCATCCAATAATCCCACACTGTTTTCCCCCTTTGGTTTTGGCATATAAAAACGACGCTTCCCATCATCCAGCCGGATGTTGTAGCGCCGTTCTAATTGTTGCATTTTTTTAGGATCCAGTTCGCCTTGTTGGGCATATGCTCTAGCTTTGTCGATATAAGCACCCGGGCAGGATCCCTTATAAACTGTGCTTACCTCCCGCAACCGAGCGTTCTTGATCCAAAAGAACACCGGCTGTCCGTCTGGCCCCCTGTCTCCTGGCCAGTAAGGTGTGTCGTACAAGTCCTGACCATCAGCACTGCAGATATACTGGATATCATCTCCACCGAAGCCAACGGACATGTCTTTAATTATGCCGCTTTGAATGGCCCGTATCATATCATCAGTGTTATTGCCATTCAGCATCATATTACGGACAATGTACCAAAAACCACGGACTGAATTTGCCTCCATTTGACCATCATAGCTGCGTCCGTATGGATTAATCCAAATGTTGTGGCCTTCCTGCAGGGCTACACCGGACCGAAGATCCTCAACATAGTTTTTTAACGTTGTGTTTGGATCCATCCGAGTAAAATAAGAATCCATATTGTCGTTTGAACAAATACCCGAAAATGTAAAAATATCTTCGGAAGCTAATGGTTCCAACGTTAATCTGTTGATCTTTTCCAGATCTGAATCTGTACTGGTGGCAATCGGCGCCACACGGACCGGGAAATGTAAGATTTCTGCTTCTTCACTCACTTAATCACCCCCTTTCATCAGTTCTTCCAACGTATCTTCCTCGCCTTTCAGTACCCTTGTGTAGAAGCACCGGCACTGAATCACGTTCTTAGCACTGGCGCCATGGCTCGTATCGCCCGGGAACATCAATTCCTCACCACCCACTATAAATGTTTGGTCAAATTTAACCGTTTGGCCGTCAGCTGCAGCATGAGCGTGCCTGGTCTTGCTGTCGTGAGCACTCCGCCAAGTTTTCCCAATTACCATTCCGGATTGGACGTCTCCATAAAACTGTCCGGTGCGTGCTGCTCCCAAAATTTCTGTTCTTGCTATTGTCTGTGCCCTTGATTTGCTAAATGCAAAAGATTCCTGTAAAGCAGCTGTGGCCTTCTGGATGGTGTATTTTTCATCCATGACAACATCCCATAAAGTCTTTATGACATCTTCATCGGTAACGCCCTGGATAAGTTCTGCTTGGCGCAGGGACCGTTCTTGCAGTGCCCGGAGCAGTTTCTCATCCTTTTCATTAAAATCAATATCTGCAGTCAATTCTGCGAGCGTGATTTCACCCGTTTTTGTACTTATCTGTTTCAACCATTCAAGGAGCTTATCCGCCCAGTTTTCCGTACGGTCTTTCGATTTCAAAATAGATTTTTTCACCCAATCAATAAAAGCTTTGATTGGTTCAGTTATGTCTGCTCGAGAGTACATTTCAACCAGCAATCTTGTCGGCATTTCCGGTGCATTTTTTAGATTTTCGCTGATCATATCCAGTTCTTCTTGCAAAAAGTCATAGAAATCATCTGTTGCTTTGCTCGTTTCCTTGGCAATGTCACTGGCCCATGACGCTTCGACATCTTTCACATATTCATCTTCAGTCTCCTGCGCCCGCGTCCGCATCAAAGGTACTTTTTTTTTATAACTCCGGGCTGCCCGGGAAATTCCGGTTTCGTCTCCTTTCGCCGTTTCAGCCGGCGCAGACAACCGATATACTGGCTCACTAACAGCCTTATGCCCGACCGCCTGCATGGCCGCCTCATCATTTGTAACCCACCCTTGATTAACCTGGGTAATAAGCGTATTCGTTTCAGTGGCTGCCGCCGTTGCCTCTGCCTGCCTGTCGGTTGTTCGAATCTTGTTAAATGTCAGCCTGGCCGTACTCTGCCGTCCCTGTACCTGCAAAGCGACATTATAAGCGCGTTCCATGATGCGTTTGACGCCGCGTTGGATGCTTTCTATGCCGGCAACATAAATTTGCCACTGGATGGATCCGTGTGTTTCTGTGGTTCCCTCATTTCGTCCAAGCAAGATCGGCAGCTGCTTGAGTGATGTGACCACTTGCTGGTTGATGACATTAATAAGCGCTGTAGCATCCATGCTCTTTCCCTGCGTGCCGCCGGCCATGTCAACTTTAACTGAATCCGTGTGAAAAAAATTATCGTCCGGCTTCAACTGTTTGAACGCTTTCTCAATGTCACCGATGTATTTTTTAACAAACGTTCGTACCGCATCCTCACCCTGTGCGGCCACCTGCGGCGGGATGTTTTTTAAAATTGATTCCTCCATGACGGAAATATCAAACCGGGCATGCCCCTGATGGTGGGCGACTGCCTTCAAATCTTTCAGCACTTCCACCTGGAAGAAAACGATCTGCAGCACCGGCAATATTGGACTGCGGCCGTATGGATCCCCAATGTCCGGATCAAAAGGTTGGTAGAATACTTGATTTGGATTCATGACCCTGTATGTGCCATCCAGCTGTTTCTGAACCAATTCGATTTCTCCTGTGTCTTTATTCTTCCGAAAATCTAGCGTAGCCGGGTCCACAGCATGAAAATCGACAACATCATTCAGCTGCTCATTCAGTTCGACTTCGAGCGCAATGGCTCCCTGTGTATATCCTGTTAAATTAAGCACATTGATCAATTGATCCGCACCGCCGCCGTACAGCCTCCCTACTCTCGCGGCTAGGCTATTTAAATAATCCAACCCCTGTTTATCGGGGGAACCGGTTGGCTTTAAACATTCGAGCTCATGGCCCTGATTGGAGAGCCGCAAGAAGTTCCAGATCGCCATGGAAGCGTCCGGGTTGATGTCTCGAATGATTTTTAATGAGTCCATGACATTCTTTGACCGCAGATGTTCGCGGCGGATTATGCCGTCATACCACTGGAACTGTCGCTCCCATTTATCCAGTGTTTCACGGCCGCCGGTTAGTTGGTTATTAATTGCAGCTCTTACTGTGCTTAAATATTTTTTTGCATTTCTCTTATTCTGCCAGGCTCGGAAACTATCAAGAATGCTGATTGTTCTCACCCCCCTTATATGCCACCAAAGATCGGCGGCATTATTCTCGTAAACTCTTTCGGCTTATTCATTTGATTGATGGCCTGCGTCATAGCGTCCACGTCATCATCATGGGCCCCATTTGGGAAGGCTGTTGCTTCCTCAATCAGATCATTAACCCATGGGCGCCACGCTGGATGCGGTAGGTAAACGTTTCCCGCCTCAACCAATGGGGAAACAGCGTTTGCCCTGGCTTCCTTTCCGCCTTCGGGCTCAACTGGAATAATCCCTACAATTTCATTTTGCAGGGATTGAATAATAGCTGATCCGTTGGCTTTATCCTCAATATACTTCGCATTGATTTGGGGCCATAGCGTTGTCATTCTCTTAATTGCTTTAATCGTATTCGGAAAATCAAGGCGATTATGTTCGCGATCCAGCAAGTAGAAATTTGCCTTCTCCCGGGCCCAAACATGGCCGGCAACGAAGTCGCTTTTGTCAGTGGCTTTAAACGTACAATCCCATGATTGACAGTTATCATCAAAGTGCGTTGGCAAGACTGCCACATCATCACCTAAATTCAATTTGTTCCTTGTTTGAATATCAGGAACATAAAACTTCCACCAATGGCGTTTAAAGATGCCTCCGCCAGCTGGAGAAGGGCGTTGCTGATAAAGAGCGGCCCATGTTCTGGAACCTACTTCTGTTTTCTTATTCTCTGCCCATTGTTCATCAAAACCCAATTCGGGACAAAGAGCCTCGCCGATCTCGCGGCCAAGCAGATCGTTTTCATCCTCTGCAATCGCTGGCAGCCTCAGCCGTTCCCATTTCCGGGGGCTCCTGGCTAAAAGCCGGCCGATAAGATCATCTTCGTGCCATCTAGTCATAATGACAATTACGCTGGCGCCATCATGCAAACGGGTTGACAGTGTCGCTTCCCATTCATCCCAGATGTTATCGCGGATCAATTGGGACTGTGCTTCTTTCATGTTCTTAATCGGGTCATCAATGATCATTAAGTCGGCGCCCTGGCCGGTGATTGAGCCACCGATACCGGTTGAAATCATGCCGCCGTTATGCCCCGAAACGCCCCAGTCTTTTGTAGCAGCATTAGATTCAGATAATTGCACACCGAAAATTTCAGGAGCAAACTCATTGAACTTATTCCGGTTTACCCGCCCAAACTTTGTTGCTAATCCATCTGAATATGCTGCGGTTATAACCCGTTTATCAGGGTTTTTGCCAATAAAATAAGACGGGAACGTTTCAGTAACCGTCATTGATTTACCATGTCGAGGAGGCATTTCAATCATAATGAAATGTTGCTCTCCTTCTGCTATAGGTTGTAGATGCTTGCAGATTAATTCCGTGTGCTTAAAATGCTGATAGTGCCCATGATGGACATATTCGACGTAGTCCCGATAGGATCGGCGAGCAAGTTCTCTTTTGGCCAATTTAGAGATGAGCCTTCGCTGTTCACTCGTCAGAGTTGGCAAGCTTCCTCAACTCCTCAATACTCAAGCCGGAAAGGTCGATCTCGTTTTTTACTGTACCGCTATGCTCAACATCCTGTTTATCCCGCCATTTATCCGGGCGCCGGTTTTTCAGCCAAAAGATCTGAGCTGTTACATCTGGAGCTTGCTTCTTTTTCACCTTTTTGGTGAGCCGCAGTTCCGTTCGCTGAATTGTGCCGTCATCCTTTAATAAAGGCTGATCAAGTTCGTATTCTTCCCACGTTTCTTCCTCGTACTCATATCCGAGGGCGCGCAAATAAAGTGAATTCTCAACACGGTAGTCTGCAATTTCACGGTTCGTTTTTAAGGTGTCCGTTAATTCCGGAAATTGTTTTTTATACTCTGCAAATGAGGTTAGGGATACGCCCAGCCGTTTACAAATCTCCTCTTCCGTCAAGCCATCTCGACACCAGTATGCTATTTCTTCAAGTCTTGGCTGGACGTGCGTATAATATTTGTTTTTCCTTCCTCTTTTTCCCGGGAGTTCTTTCATTTCACATCACTCCCCCACCTCCATTATTTGAATCTAAATCACGATTAAAATTTAATTTTTAAATCCTATTTTTCTTTTCAACCAACAACAGATAGTTATATAATTAAGTAAATTCAATAATAAAAGGAGCTCTTATAATGGATGACAAAAGTGCTATTTCCGAATTTATCATTGAAAAATCTAATGAGCTTAATCAGTTGTCTGTATTACTGAATGAGAAGTCTAAAGAAGTTATCGAAAAATCGCACGAACTTAACACCATTTCAAAACAATTACGAGAAAATCCAAGCCCCGAATTGCTTACAACGTTAAAGTTAAATGAGAACGAACTTACAAAACTAACGAGTGAACTTAATTCTTCTCAAGAACGATTGTCAATAAAACATGCTGAATTAAAAACTTTAACATCTTTGCTTTAAGATAATAATAAAAGTTGAATTACTGCTCATAAAAATTGTTCTTCTATATATACACGAAGCGTACGACAAGAAAGAGCCTTTTTCACGAAACCAGAAAAAGGCTCTCATTTTTCCTCTGTTCAATTTTCTTCACAGCACGCTCCAAATGCTTTTGCACCGTTGACTTTTTAATTCCTAACAATTCCGCTGCGTATTCGAAGGTAATCCCCTCGACTTTAATTAGCATGAATACATCTTTTTCTCGGACCGTCAGCGTACATAAAGCATCCTCGATCAATTCTTGTTCTTCCCTACTCAGTTCTTTTTCGGCGGGATCCGGCCTGTCCACCCGCAAGCTGTCCAATACCCGGGGATCAGTAAGATACACGCCTGTTTTGTCCACACCCCGCCGCATATCCGGGTTCCGGCCTGTCTGCAGCCACTGGATCGCAAACTGCAAATCGTTTATCATGCTGCCGATCAGCTGCAAGTCCACTTCGTCTTCTTGGGTCCTGTTCTGCTTGGATTTATACTTATCCTTTAACCGGTTTAGCTCCCGCAATGATAACTGGTACTCTTTAATCAGTGTTCGCGTGTTAAATGGCATCACACATTCCCCCCTTTTATTTATTTTTGTCTAAATGCACCCCTGTGACGTTCATATATCGGTCTGTTTGTTCCCATAAGGTCTTTTATCTCACGTTCGCTTAATCGCTCTGATTTGCCCTTCTCCGCCTTCTTACGGCGTTTCTTTTTATGTCCGTAGCCGGTTGCCTCCCGGTGCTGCTGCTTCCACTCTTTAATCTGGTCTTTTAGGTCTGGCCGCATCTCCTCATCTCCCTTTTTACAAAATAAAAAGGGCACCGAATAACCGCCATAATAGCGATTAATCAGTGCCCCGGTTGTTCCAGTAGCAATATTTATTTTTTAACATCAGCCTGCTCATTTGCGGCTCATTGTCGAATTGCAACTATATCAATTCACCTTGCCAATCTCTAATGTTGTTAATTATTATTTGATAATCCTTTGCAATATCTTTTAAAGCATTAATTTTATCTTGCGTTTCACCAAGTTTGCGAATAGCTTCTTGCAATGCCAAATCGAGAATTTCCTGTTTTGCGGGTTTCGGGATGTTATCCATTTTTCCAATCCTCCTTAGTACGTAATATGATTCTACTTTTCCGTAAAAGTGATTTTGCAATGGGTAGGCTTATTATTTTGCCATGTAATAACTTGCTCACCAAACCCTGTCCCTGGCTTTGTTACCTTGATCAGTTGGCCATCTACGACCCTATAAACCGCATTTTCCATCAAATCTATTTGAGCAATCATTTTATCTTCCAATGGGTTCACCCCTCATGATAAAATTAGGTATCAGCTATTTACCACGCCGGGGGAACCCGGTTTTTATTTTCTTCGTGCAAGTTCATAGCAGAAACATGCCCGTTTCAGATAAGCTTCTGATATGCGTTTCAAGCATTCATTTTTCCTCCAACAGTTCCGGATTTTCGTAAATGTTTCCGATAACTTCAACAATATCTCTTGTTTCAAATCCTATATCATAGAGTAAATGACAGTTTCCAAAAACATGATCATCTACACAATCAGGGATGCATTCTACAACAAAACACCCGTTCACCATTTTTACTTCATATTTTGTAAGCATGAACCCGCCTATTCCAAAAACGATGATGTCCCCTTCGTAAATCTCGATGCCGTTATTGTCATGAAGACCTGTGTATTTCATGAGAACATAGTCACCGTCGTCACCACTGCCCTCGCCATTTTGAAGGTTGTAATATTTTACGATTCCATCAAAGCATGTAAGGCTATCGTGTATGTCTTCACCAACGATATGCATTTTTTTCACAGCTTTATCGAATACGCGAAACTTAATCTTTCTCATTGCACACTCACGCTCCTTTTATTAAATTCAATCATCTGATCCACGCAAGCCAGGTAATCCATTGGCGCCCGGCCGGTGTCTTTTACAAGTAGTGCCTCATAGTCAAATGCTTCTCTCGGAATTGATTTCCGCCCGCCTGACACGCTCAGTTTCACGTATTTCCGCACCATCGACATTGGGCAAAGGAAAATATCCTTGCTGTCTTTAAACTCGATAAGAACGAACGCCAAGGCCCCATTTTGTTCCACCAGATTCAAATATTCGTATTGGTGTTGGTGTAGATTACTTAAATCGAATCTGGTAACGGTTTGAACTGATTTTGCTTCAAAGTAAATCGGCCGGCCGCGGTAGACGCCATCATAATCGACCGTTGACTTCTCCTCGAAATAACCTGATAAAACCTTTGTCCCTTTTGATTTCAGCACTTTAACCGGTGTCGGCCTCTTGTTTATTAACGCAATTTTTTTGCTTTTGTACAGCTGATTGACGAGGTTAATGGTTGCTTCAAATGCCATTCCTCTATTTCCCGTATACACCATGTCAATGCCCCTTTTTTAAGATCCTGCCTTTTTATAACTTGCCCGAATTTTTTCAAGACGCCTTCGCTTTTCTTCCAACGTTTCCCCGTCTTCAGATGAGGTTGTTTCAGGGGTGTGGTCTTCTGGCTCTTTTTTAAACCAGTCGGGTAATTTTTCAACCCTTCCCGGCTTACCACGCCTGTATTGTTTAGGCTTGTTCTGCTGCCGCTGTTCAAATTCTTTTTGCTCACGCTCGACATCCGAAGCCGTTTTAATGCCAGCATCGGCCCAGCTGTTAAGGATTGTTCGCGCGTAACTATACTTGGCCCCAACTTCAGCCGCTTTTTTAAACGCGATGCAGACAACCTCCTCGGTAAGACCCTTAATGTCTATCAAGTAATTAATCTCTTGGATCTGTAATGCACTCGGTTGGCCGCCAAAGCAAAGCATGTAGGTGTCAAAATAATTCACGCGCCTATCAGCAGCAGGAGGTATAGTTTCGTTTTGTTTAGTTTCGTTTTGTTTATTTAATGTGGAACGACCTCCGGTACTACCTTCGGAACGACCTTCGGCACTATCTCCGGCACCATCCGCGGAATTTATTTCCGCGGATTCTTTTTGCACGGAATTATTTTCCGAAGCAAAGAAAGAAATCACTTTATATATTGGAGCCTTCCCTCCCTTCCTAGAGAGGAAATCGATGCGGCCTTTTTGCTTTAATTCATTTCTTACTTTTCGCAAGGTCCGATCGGTTAGCCCCGTCTTAACGCATAACACCGATTCGGCCACCGTAAATGTTTCTGCCCATCCAGCCTTATTATTTATGTGCATCAATGCGTACCATAAATTAATTGCTGATGGTGACAGTTCATTTATTTCGAGCCAATCATAAAATGCGTTAAGCTCTTTTATATAATTCATAAGGTGCAACACCTCCTCATGGGATAACAACCATCTTCCCAGTGAGTTTCATTATTTCTTCTTTAAACATGGCAGCATCGCTGTTAGTATCGCTCAAGTGCAACAGCCAGATTTCTTGCACCTTCGATAAATCATTAGCTTTAAAAAATTCTTTAACATTCTCGAGGCTAAAATGCGACTGCAGTAGCCGTTTACGCATTACCTGCGGGATCCGTCCATCCAGTATGTTCTGGTTCAGGATGCCCGTACTGTAATTACACTCGACCATTATGTGAGTCAGGCCCTTGAACTTATACCGGATATAATAGGTATCTGTTGCAAACAGTAGCTTTTCGCCATCCTGATTAGCCAACAAGAATCCCAATGGCTCTGACACATCATGTTCAGTATCAAATGGCAAGATCGTCCAGGATCCTAGCTGAAACTGTTGCATGGCCTTAACCGGTTTCAATCTATGACCAGATATCCCTAATGTTTTGATCGTGCCAGGCGAGGTATAAACGTTAATACCAGCTTTCATAATATCCTTGATCGATTTACTATGATCGCCGTGTTCGTGTGTAAGTAGGCATCCTGCAACCTCAGTCAGCCTAAAATCAAAACCCTTTTGTATTTCCCGATACTTGATACCAGCCTCCAATAGGAGGGGAGTAACGCCATCGGTGACGCGATAAGCGTTACCACCTGATCCGGATCCAAAAGAAGTGATTTCAATCATTACCATCCGGGCCCTTCTGCCGTTGTTTCAAACAAATCAGCTTGTTCAGGCTGTTCATCCATGACCTCGGGTTCACTTTCCAGTTCTTCTTTTACTGGAATGGGCTCCACATCAATAACTTGCTGGTTCGCTTGCTTCCGTACTTCTTCATTAACTCTGCGAACCGTATTATCTGGCACATCATTTTCTTCCTCGGTGTACATATTTCCGAGATTGCCTGGAAATGCTTCGCGCATTGCATTTACAATTGCTGTTTTTCTGATCATGTTGAGGGGCATTTGCTTCCAAGTGGACTGTCCCTTACTGAATTCTTCTAAGCTGATACGCACTTTTACAGGAACCTTTCTGTCATCCCTAAAAACTTTCGCCCATCCTCCAACAAGTTTGTCACCCGGAAGCTTAATGGCACCTTCAATATCAACCAATTCACCGTTCCGCTCTACAATGATTCCCGCTTCTAAACCGGCATAATGTTCATTTGCTTCAGCGCGTTTCATAAAAGCTTCTTTTGATGTAATGATCTGGGCCGGCGCTCCCTTGAATTTGACCAGATAAGCTTCGTTCAAGAACGGATTCAACTTTTGGTACTTGCAGAGATTGATAAACATTACGAGTTCTTGATCTGTCACATCTGCATTACCGCGGACCAGATATTGTTTTACGATACTACCAGATAGTTTTACCGGCTCGCCGTTTACTTCGAATTCTACGGCTTTGGTCATTAGATCGTTGCTCAATTAGATGGCCTCCTTCATTAATTCGGAAGTTGTTTCAACCCTTAACTCTTTGTCAGCCTCCGACACAATTAAGCTGATCGTCTGGGCATCCGTATCAATTAAGCGAGTTACAGCTTCCCGGTTGTCGATAAAGATCGGAGCCGTGAAACCATAGTGTTTAGAAAGCGTATTGATGATGTCCAGGCCAACATTTATCCTGGCTGCATTATTCAGACCTGAGCCATACGGAACGCCCTTATAGGTCGTTTCGCAAACTTCAACCAGCCCGCCATTAATCTGCTGATCAAACAATTTAAACCGCGCATATTTGAACTTAGAATTGATCTTTTCTTCCAGCAGGTTCACTTTCGTTCTTATGAATTCCTCAGTTAAGTAAAGTTCCTGCTCCAATTTTTCAAACTCCGCGGCCAGGTCCTTTTCCTGTTCCGAAAGATCTTCAATTCGTTGCTGTGCTTGTGCGAAAAGGTCGAATTTGCCCATTTCTGCCTGCAACTGATCCCGTTTATCCCGCAGCTTCATAATTTCGATTTGAATAGCTCCAATCGCTTCAGATGCCTGTTCATTTATGACTTTGATTTCTTCCTGAATTGCTTTTTTCTGCCGCAACTTCTCAATGTATTTAGGGTTATCTAAAACGTCTGTTATCAGGCCCTCTTGCTGTTCCAGCTGTACTGCTAACTTTTCAAGAAGAGATTTTTTACCGAAAACTTGGGCACTTAGTTTTGCAAATTCTTCAGACAGCTTATCATTTTCGGCTTGCATTTCTTGTTTTTTAGCAGCTCCTTTTTGGCCCATGTCGTTTAATTCTTCCAATCGTTTTGCCTTTTTCAAATTAAATTGGGCAAGCGCCTTTTCCCTGGCCGCTGCGACCTGGTCGGCCGGCAAATCCTGTCCGCATGTCGGGCAGGTGCATTCGTCTGTGTGATGGAAGGTTTGGACATTAACTTCTTTCCATTCATTTCTAAGTGACGCCAGTGTTTCTTCGATGCGTTTGATATTTTCATCGTTATAGCGCTTTTTGGTTTTCAAGTTTTCAAGTTTCGATAGCAGGATTGAGAGATTTGATTCTTCCTCCTGAATCCGCGCTTTGAGCTTATACAGCTGCTCTTTTGCGTCTGAATCGTGGCTGCGCTGAATCTCCATCAGTTCCATTTCAATTACTTGGACAGCTTTTTCTTTCTCAGTAACCGCCTTACCGTTTTTGATGTTATTGATGATCGTCATCTTTTCATCGATCTGGTCATTCAACTGCTTGATTTCAGCTTCCAATGCTGCTTGATTAAGTCCATCTAGTTCCGGCAGGCTACGCTGAATTTCATCGATTCTCACCGGGATCCGGTCTAGTTCTTTGTTGATTTCAGACCGGCGCGCCGCAATGATTTTCCGATGATCTTCAATCGACCGCCCCTGCAGGATCGTTGGCAGCTTGTCCAGCGATCTTGCGGATGCAATAACCTCTTCGTCCGACAAGTCACCGCAAATCTCAAGCAAGGTTTTCCGGCGGTCCTGCCATTTTACTTGCTCGTTAAAATAGCTTGGGCTGGTCAACAGCTTAAATATATCCTCATCGATCATCGATTTGATTTTATCTGTGTACTCTTTTTTCTTAACCGGAACGCCGTCAATATAATATTTTGTTGTATGGCCCGAAAATTCAGCTGTTGCGGATCCGCGCTTTTTCGTCCAGTTTTCTTTATAAGCTTTTGCCAATGTAAGGCTACGTCCGTCAACAAGCAAAACCGCCTTGACGCTGTGCTCCAGGTTGTGCAACTCATTTCCATTCTGGTCAAGCGTCTTCAGGGAAAAATCTTTTTTATTTTGGCTGTCCTTATCGAACAACAGCCAATTGAAAGCATCGAACAGGGTTGTCTTTCCGGTTGCGTTATCGCCATAAACCTTTGCGTTTTGTCCGTTAACATGAAGTTCAAAGGTTCGAATACCCTTGAAGTTTAAAATTTCCAGGCTATCCAGTTTAATCGTGGTCACTATTCAGCCCTCCCATGTGGTATAATTAGAGTACAAATTGATTTTGAAAAACCCCTGACACGCTTAGCCGGTGTGTCCTTTGTTTTGTGGATTGACCAATTTATATCCGATTATTGCCAGGGCCATTTGTAATCCGTCGTTATATCCAGCGCAATAATCATTTTTTTGGTGCAAGTGATTTATATACTCACACAAAAAGCGATACTCTTTGTAAGGATCCAAAGGCGTTATCGTGCTGAGATATGGAGCAATTTTATATTCAGTCATCACTTTTCTCACCCCTTTCTGACGGATAATGTCCATCATCATGGCCAGGATCCGGATACAGAGGGGGAAGAGGGTAAATATCGGATCCTGACCATGATGACAGGCACTAGGCCTATCATTGGTTATGTGCTATAATTGAATTAATTCCAACATGTTGCGTTGCAGTGAATTAAGTGCCAGCTTAGTTCGCTGCTTTTTCTTTTTTGGCGATTTCGATTAAGCCTTCATCAATTGCTTTGATGTAAATATCCTGAAAGTTCCAGTCAATCTGTAAATATTTGTCCAAGCTTTCCAGGATGATTGCTGCTTTTTGCCTATTTGTCATGACCAAGCCACACCTCCAATAAAATCCGTCCCACTAACACTGCCGGCAAGAATGCAACCATAAAAAACAACTCGCCCATTACCGCATCACTACCTTTTCGACGTCAACCCCGCGATCTATCAGCGCCGCGATAATCGCTCTTAGTTCAACCTTCTGTTCCTTCCGCCGTTTCAGCCAATGCAGTGCATCCAAACTGCGCTTAAAGTCCTCCATCCGCTTTTCTGCAAGCTGCAGATTGTCTGCCACAAGCGCTTCTTCAGCTTTTGCTAAGCACGTATAGCAGCATCTGTAATGCTGAATAGCCGTGTCCAAGTCCTCCGGCAGAAAATCCAATTGATTCATTTCACCCACCCTTTCGCTTTTAAAGTGACTTGTCTTGATTGTTTTTCTTTAATCAGGCTGACGTGGTATTCTTTGGCCAGAATCATTTTGAAGTTTGCAATGGCAATCTCAGCGTCATCCAGTTCCCAGATCAGTTGTTTAATTTGTTCAATGTCGTTTTTGTCAGCCTGCGTTGGAGATTTTAAAAGGTTGACATCTTTCAGCTTTTGAAAAGCCTCCTTTGCCTCGTTCGCTAAAAACTCTTTGAACGCCAACCGATGTTGCTCGATTGCATTTCCATCCAATACCGGCGAGGTCAGCCCGTCGCTGAATTCGTATAGCACCTGCATTTGAAAAATTGGATTGTCGTACATCTTAAGCGACTCCCGTGCCACATCCTGATGCATTGGTCTTCTATCATTTTTGTAATGACTTATCATCCCCGGGGAAACGTTCAAATCAAAAGCAAGCTGCTCCTGGTTTAGCTCTTCCTGCTCTTGTAATATTTTGACCGCATCCCCTACATAAGCCTTCTCTTTCACCGCTTATCCTCCGTTCTGTATTCGGTTGTGGGTTCTTAAATACGCAAAAATCAAGTAAGATTTAAATGTGATCAGATAGCATCTTGTTTTGGCTTGTACTTGCCTTGCTCGATATTGCGCTTGGCGATTTTCAAAAGATAAACCTGAGCATCCGTTTTTGTTTTGGCTGATAATGGGCCTTCGATAATGGTTAT